ATCGTCTGCAAACCGAGTCCGTATGAAGATGCTAAAAACGGTATCGATTTTATTCTTTAGGCGTTGGCGTTCCGTCATTGCTTTGGTTTGATTTGTCCTAAATCGATTAGGTCTTGTTCCGTTATGCTGATCCATTGCGGCCGATCCTTTGCGAGTCTATCGCTTGTTCTTTCGAATGGATCTAAATCGGGCCGGTGAGATCGTTCTAAAATGGTTTCGGCTCTTGTTTCTTCCCAAGCCTTACAGCAGTCTATTAGCGTATCTAACTTCAGCCGGTTATATAGCTTCCATTTCCCGCGAGATATTAGCTTAAACACGCTAGAAAACTCCTCTAGCTTGAACGTAGGAAACTCTTCTATCAATGCTCGGACTACTTCGGCCATTTCTTGGCTATCGGATATCGTCGTACCGGCTGATACGATCTTGCATAAAGCCCCAAGTTCGGCAACCAAAAAGGCGCGGGTTAATTGCGGCTCGTACTTTAGTGCGGTTTGGATATTCGTACCTCCTTCCCAAGCCTCGGCCGGGGTATACTTTACGGGCGGCCCATCGGAAAAGCGGTAGGCAAATAAAGCCCTACTTGATTCGCTAACCTTCGGAGATAAAGTTGGCGAGTTCTGAAGCGTTGAAATTCTCTCCTTTAAAACCGCGCCGGGTGTTTGTTCGTCCATCTGTTTTGTCTCTTTGGATCCAAGTATTAACCGCGTGCGGCCAACTCTTCATCTTGTTTTTACCAACCTTCCAACCGTTCGAGGTATAGAAGTTTATGAATTTTGCGGCTATATCGCCGGCTTCTTTAACGCCCTTATTTTCAAACTCCAAAACAACCTCATCGAGAGAGGGTTCCTTAAACCTTGTGGTTGTTCTTGGGTTCTCCTTGTGTTCTCCTTGGTATAGGTTTGGCAATTCTGCCACATCCATTTGGCTATTCTGCCTTTTGGAATTGGCAACTTTGCCAACTGCATTAGGCAACTCTGCCACATCCATTTCGTAAAACTGCCAAATGAGCGGGGCTAGGCTATACCACGTAGTGCGATCATAACCCATCGAATTAAAGTTGCCTCTAATTAATACCCCGGTTTCTATCGCTCGTTCTATCCTTCGTCGTAATTGGTCACGCGTCCAAAAGGGTAACATCTTCTGCAAGCCTTGTACGCTGTTGTACGTCCACCACGTACCGGCCTCAAAGTTTCGGTTCTCTGCTTTGTTCTTGTGACACCAATACGCCAAGTGATGGACTACTACGGCGGTATCTATCCCGTACTCTTTAGCGAGTTCGATATTAAAGTGCGCGTCTCTTCTCATATGTAACGAGATTGCCCGGAGATAGTCCGGAGAGTATGGCTCACCTTATCTAGCTTCCGCGTTATTTTCTGTTTATCCATTAGCTCGACGGCCACCGAGAACTCTAAATAGAGATCCCGGCGAACGCGCCTAAGCCTTTGAATTCTACGGATGGTTACCGTAGTCATTCCTTTACCCATTCATCTAACGAGATCTTGTAAAGTTTCGCTAGTGCTAGTACATCTTCAGAAATTCTCTCCGGGCTTTGTGTTGGGCCGTCGTTATTCCAATGGCCGGCATAACAAAGGGCCGCCGTTTTAATGGCCCACGCCTTATTGATAATGTTATCCTTCGAATCAGATCCGTAGGAGTAGTTTTTAGAATCTGATCCGGAGGAAAACCCTACTTTCTTTTTAACGTTTATACCGGGCCGGTCGTTAGGATTGCGGGCCGCTCTTAACTCGTACTCGATTTCTTGGCCTATCTCGATCCATGGGTTATTGTTTTTCTTAAACAACTCGGCGTTATCGCCGTTCTCTAACTCTACCTCCCAAACGTAATAGGCTCCTTTGTTGCCTAGGCTTTGGATGTTCTTTACTTTGCTTGTCTTTAATTCACTCATAACTAAGGGTTTTGGGGTTTATGTTTAATACTTGACACGCTACAACGAACTCGCCGACGGTAAACTTTCCGGGATCGTTCAACTTGTAACGCAATGTTTCGGCGGTTATACCCAACCGATGGGCTAACTCTCTCCGTTTAATCTTGTTCCTACTCATAGACAACGTAAACGCGTCTTGAGTTTCTTCGAGGAACGGGTTAGGCTTGCTCATATCTAGGATAAATTTAGATCGGTGAAGGCTCATTCCTTTGATTTTAATATCTGCTCCTCTAAATCTTCTAAATGAAAACGCGGGTAAATCTCTTCGAATAGATGTAAGGCGCATTCCGATTCGTATACTCCATGGCAAAGGGTAACCTTATAAATATTCACATCGGGAGAGGATCCCGGATAACCTGAGCCATCCGGATAGCGTGTTACCTCTGCTTCTCCCGGATCGAATTCGTAGTAGCATCGAAACCAAAAGGAAGGCTGTACCCCGCCCCGCTTTTTAACGTCGCAAGTAACTAACTCGGTATCGTAATAGTCTTCTTTCATTTCCAAATATGGTTTAACTGTTCAACCAACTGCTCTAGTTTATCGGTATGGTAATCGATTTTCCATTGCATATCGGAGATTAACTCTTTAACCGAATCCGGGTATTCGCTCTCTGATCTTGTGGACGCGTCTTCTAATAGTTGTCGCGCCGTTTCTATAAGGTTCTTTTCGTGCTTCATTTTACTTCGTTTTCTATGATTTTAATTAACTCTAAAACCTGATCTACTTCTTTCCTATGGCTCTCGTTAATTCGATCTCGTATGATTCGCCGCAAGGTTGCCGAGACTTCATTAAGGGCTTCGCTTCTACCTAAGTTCCAAGCCCTTTGTAGTTCTTCTTCGTGCCAATTCATCGGATCCAAAGGGTCGAGGGTATCGTACATCTTACCTAAGACTCCCTCCGGTTTGTTTGTTGGTTCTATTATCATTTTATTCTCGTGTAAAATCCGCGTGTTCTAAGCACTCGGAGCAGATCTCCCAATCTCCAAACTTCGGAGAGCCGCAACAAGTAGAAAGTAGTTCCTCGTTTGGGTGTTCGTATACCATTTTCATAATCCGCAATGTCCTGAATCGCATTCGGAAAAGTCTTCAAAGTCCAATGCCATTTGTAATCGATGTTTTTTGATCGCGTCATAGGTCATCTCGAGTTGTGGCTTCCACATATCATTTGGCAACTTTCGCCCACGCTCTTGCTTTGAAAACCATTCCATTTTTTCAGGATGTTTGTCAAATTGTTGTCTTAGTAAAAGCGGGTTTCGGTGAAAACAGCCGACGCAATTATTCCTTTCTGCAAACCTTACGGGTTTATCTTTCCAAAATTCAACTATTCTATCTTTCTTTATACCGTCTTTTATTAAAGGATATACCGGCATTTGCCAAACACTCGTGGCCCATTTATTATTCCCGTTAGCGTGTTTTCCTATAACATCTTTAAAGTGAAGCACTCCATTTTCATCGCACCTTTCCGCCATATTTTCGGCGCGCCTTTCTTCACCCGATCTAAAACCAATTTGGGTTTTTAATACTTCTCCCTCTTGAATGTTACAGTGGTTTTTATACCATCTATACATTGGCCGCAGTTTCATTTCTACAGTGCAATATCTTCTCATGCTACTAGGTAGATATCCGCCTAAAGTTTTATTTCTTGCAACCTCGTCGAAGGTTATTCCGCTTACCCAATCAATAGTTTTTCCTAAATACTGTTCGAGATCTAGCATAGTGTAAATGATCGTATCATCTTCGGCGGTAGCGATAAACTCTTTACCAATTTTGTCACTAACCAATTGCACTAATTTCTTATCCTTGGGAGTGCATGCTCTATCTTCAATACATACTAAAGCAAACACGAGAAAATCGCTTGGATAGTTTGCGGCTACATACGCCGAGGACTGCCCGCCGCTTACACTTGTTACAGTCTTCATAATTGCCGGGTTCGATGGGTTCTTATCTGACCTTTGAAGTCTGCCCAAACTCGTTCGAAATCCTCGTTCTCTTTCTCCTCTATCCAATCGTTATAGGTCTTAGGCTTATCCGGAGGGTAGCAAGTCGAAAGGATACCCATAGGTTTAACCTCTGAGGCGTTGCGCTTAGATCTGAGTAGGTTACTTAGCTTCATTTTCCTTTCGTTGTTCGTGCATGGAAATCGCAATCTCGATAAGCATTTGTGCCCATCCGTTTTTCTCTCCTAGCTTAAGCCATTTCTGTTGCCGCTCTTGCTCTCGCTTTACCGCGTTATCTTCCCAAGTGCTTTCGCCGGTTCGGTAAAAGGAACCGGTAGCGGATTGACCTACTACCCCTAAATCCATTAAACGAGATAACGCGCTAGTCAATGTCTGATGTGCAATCCCCATAGTGCTACGGAGTTCGTCGAGATTCTTAGGGCCGTCGACGAGAGAGCGGTATATTTTTAACTGCTTGCTTTTATACTCGCCGTTAGCGAGTTGCTTCTTGAATGCTTCGATGCTTTGAATGCTCATTTTTCTATTTTTTATACTGCTAAAGACAAAGCCCACTTGTTGAAATTTCGGAATGCAATAAAGGCTGAACTACTACTTGCTATACGATTGCCATTCCAATCGAAAACATTTGTTTCGCCCATATCGGTAATAGGCAACTCAAAATGAACAATGCAAGTTGAACTTATTTCTACTCCTATAACTAAATCATTGCCATCTATAAAAAAATTATAGCCCTCTTTATTCAAATGATTGGCGATAACGTTAGTAGCTTCTTGGGTGAATTGAGAGTTTGTCATGGTGTTGTTGTTTGTTTGTTTAGGTTAATGAAGCCCCGACCTAAGCCGGGGCGTTGGGTTTTATTGCGTCATTTATAAACTCATTGTTTCTTGCTCTACGAAAAAGATCACTTGGCTTGCCTTCTCTTCAATCTTCCCCCACATATCGCGCGACTCTTCGTGCGTGTAAACGTCTAGTAATCCCTTTTTTACCAAGCTACCCACCGCACCCTTAACAGAGTCTACTTTGATACCTAAAGCATCGGCTACGTCTGAATGCTCTACGGGAGAGTAAGTCTCACATCCAATCCAATCCGATAGCTGTACTGCTAGTTCGTTCACAACTGAAGTCTCAAGGGCTGTAAGGTTGTTGTCCTGAATGATGTTGGTAACTGTTGTCATGATTGCTGTTTGTTTGTTCGTTTTGTTATACCGCAATGTACGACTATATTCTTCATATACAATATATATTCGTGTTTATTTATTGGGATAGTCTATTTCGTTCCCGTTTTGTATCTTCTGCGATATGGAACTCAAGCCTATAAAAACCAAAGCGCGCGCGTTATCGGCCGCTATAGAATGCAAACCCCAAACAAGACTCGATGGGGTTACGTTTAGCGAACTCGTTAATGCCTACGGAAAGCCCGTTCTAGACACTTCAGACAATCCAGGATCGGGAGGGAGGCGAAAGCTACTGAATACGTGCTACCGCTTCGTATTTGATTTCGAAGGGGAGCCGGTTACGTGTAACGATTGGCGCAATCCTTCGCTCGATTTTGTAGAGCATAACCTAACGCGTTGGGTAATCGGTGCGTCTAGCCTTATCGTCGCAGAGGATGCAGTTAAAGAAATTAAAGCCAACGTAAAGAAGCCAACCCCTAAAAAGAGGAAGGCTAAAAAGGATTTAGAAGAGTTCGAGAACGCTCCCGCTTCGGTAACCTAACGGGATAAAAACGCGAAGTATCGAACCCCTTTTATTTTTTCCGGTTCTTCCCGAAGATTACCGCTTGAAGGATCCGCGATAGTACGTTAACTATCTTATCGTCTTTCTTGGTTTCGGTGAGCGCGGTAAGAGTACCGGCGGCCGTAATTAAAGCGAGGGCGATAGTAGCCCAATGTAGCGTAATAAATTCCATGCTATTGATTTAGTAGATCCATATAAACGGCCCGCCTTTATCTTCGGCGGTATCTAGATGGATGAAGTTTTTACCTATTCCGATCCGAGTAAAGCCAACCGACACGGCCGCCCCTAATATTAAATATCTTTCGGAACTATTCCGGCATCGGATATCTGCCGCCTTTCCTATTAAGTGGGCCGAGTTTTCGGAAACCGGGTAGCCCTCTTTTTTTAGTTTGTCTTGGTGGTTCGCGGTTCTATATCCGCTATTAACTACGAACGGCATCCCGGCTCTGTGTCTGCATTGATCGAGCAAAGCGATAAAGTCGAAATCCATTAGTTCACCGGATCCGGGTAGATCGGGGCTTTCAAACTCCTTGCTTTGAAAATACATTGCATCCATCATTCGATTCCCTTTTTAGCTAGTAGTAACTTGATTTCGTTAATGCCGTCGACGAGTAGATCCAAAGTCTTTTGTACTTGGGTTTCTTGCTTCTCTAAAGAGAATAGCCGAGCCTTTATTTTGGTTACATCGTTGGTCATCTTTACCCATGTGGCAAGGATACCTCCACCCGATCCCAATAGCATACCGAGAAACTCGTAATTCATGGCATCAATGATTGGATCGTTTTCACGTCTTCTATACTTAGTCCGTTTTCGTCATGGCTAAGTTGCATCCCGACCATTACCGCTTCGACATAGTTTCCTAGAACGTGCTTGATAAATAACTCCGCACCCGTTACCGCTACTACTTCGGTTATTTGTTCCTGAGAATATGACATTAAAACAAAATTTGATAAGCATTCGTTTTTCCTACGACTAAACTATCAGAAAGAACCGTGTAATTTGTTCCATCTGTTGAACCGCTGAGGGTAAAGTATAAAGCAGAACTACCGCTATAAAACATAATCTTGCCCGATACCAATGTAACGGTTGAACCCATGTCAATCTCTATATAATTTTGAGCAGCCGTACTCGTTAGCGTCCAAGCCCAATTGCTTGTGGAGTTATCGAATGCCTTATATGGGTAATAGTTTGCGTAATACTTACCGGCAGAAGCCACAAAAGGAGTTGGCGCATTGTCTGCTGTCATATTAGATGGGTAAATAGTAGCACTTGAATCTTCATAACGCCAATCACGAATACCCATGTGGCTACCACTATCCGATCCGTTTGCATTAACTGAACGGCAGCGAAAGTATCTGAAAGTCGTAGCAAGTTTCGTGTAAGTCGCTGACCCAATTGCCGATTGAATAAAATCCCCAAACTCTTGCGCTCTTACTTGAACGGTTCGCGTTCCGTTTAACGTTGAAGAGTCCGCCCAAATTAGAGTTCCGGCATTTTTTGTCACGTTCGCATTTGATACTATTAAGGTGCTGCCAACATATACTTCGCAATTGAAAACCACATTAGTATAGGCAGCCATATTGGTTATCGTCGCTTTTCCCGAGCCGTAAGTATCAATGGCCGTTAACGTAGGTGTTGTAGTTGCCGTTCCGCTACCTCCTTGCGTAGTAAAGAAGCCATCGACGTTATCGATATTGCTCGTGCTTTGTCCTGAAATGCTTGCCATGTCTTAACTAATTTCGATCCAATCTTGGGATGGATTAAAAAACATCAAATTTGTACCAATCTTGTAGCCCATTACTCGCGACACATCGCCCGTAGCAGATACGGGAGTAGTCGATAGCCTACCCGTTGCGGTACCTAAATACACAACATCCCCAACCGATCCGCCGGGATCTGTAGCGAGGTATACTATACCCCTAATAACCATGCCCGTAGCAGATGAAGCACTAGTAGCAACGGCCATAAAACCAACGCTACTAGCTAACGCGTCAGCATCGGATCCGGCCCACGCGCTCGCTCCTAGATAATAAACATAACCGGCAGTTAATCCGGTGGTAGTTGTAATAGTTACAACCTCGGCATTTAAGCCTACTTCTCCTGCACTTCCCGCCGTTGCTATAGCTGTTTCTAATTTACCAACAGCCACCGAGGAGCCGTTACCGCTAATCTTTCCCGTCGTAGTTACGTCTCCCGTTACGGATAATTCCGACCCGTTAAATGTTAGATTTGCTTCTCCATCTAAAGTATCTGTAGAAGAAGAGCAAGCGACTAACCGGTTAACGGCTTGGGTGTTTACCGTTACTCCGCCCGATGCAGTTGTAAAAGATAAAGTACCCGATCCGTTAGTAGTTAAAACCTGTCCATTTGTACCCGTGTCGTTAGGAAGTACGAGCGTATAGTTTGCCGTGGCACTATGGGGAGGCCCTTGTATTTTTACGCCGTGAGTATTGACTTCGCAGTTAAGTTTAATAGCCGCGCTATTGGTTGCTCCTTTTACTTCTAGAACGCCCGTCCCTTTCGGAGCGATCACGATGCTTCCGTTAGTTACTGAGGTATCGATTTCAAACGCCTGTACATCAAGGTTCCCGCCGAGTTGAGGCGTTGTATCATCCACTACCGCCGCGATACCTGAGCCGCTTCCGTTGGCCGCCGCTGTTATTCTGCCTTGCGCATCTACGGTAAGATTAGTGTTTGTATACGCCCCGGCAGATACAGCGGTACTATCTAGGTTTACTACTACGCTTCCGGTTGTAGGGCTTGCCGTTAACCCGGTTCCTCCGGTAACATCGTCAACCGCGTTTACCTCTGCTCCCGTGGCTATGCTATCTAGTTTCGTTTTATCTGCCGCGCTCATAGAACCCGCCGCGCTTGTAGTCGAGGCGGTAATAGAAATAGCGGGAGTCGCTCCGCCTGAAGAAACGATAGGAGCCGTTCCCGTTACGCCCGTAACCGTACCCGTCGGGGTAGTCTGAAGCGATCCGGTTCCGTCTATAAATTGCGACGTTGTACCGGCTCCGGTAATGGCAAGCGTTCCCGTAGTTGTAACGGGAGAGCCACCGACAGAAAAAGCCGAGGGAGCGGTAAGGGCTACACTCGTAACCGTACCCGATCCACCGCCTCCGGTTCCTAAAGTCGAAACCTTTATCTTCTTTGTTTCGTTACTGCTTATGTCTACGATTGCCAACACATCGTCGTTCGCCGGCGTTGTCGTTAGTTCGTTGAGTGCGGAGATCTTTGTATTCGGCATGGTTGTTCTTTAAATACGCGCGTAGTAACGCCTCGTTGGTTTTCCTTGCTTTACCCATTTTAACAGCCAAGCACCGCACGCAAAGCCAAGCGTTCGGCTAGTGAGATATTAGCGTTATAGTCAAGGTTCAAACCTTGCGAATAGTTGCGGCGCGTTCTACGGAGTTGGCCTTGTGTCTCGGTTCCTAGTTCGGGATAAAGCCCGGTATTCGCATCGACATAATTAATAAGTCTTTGAATATGAAATTGGCCCATCTCCGTAGATGAATCGATAAGCGGGCGAATGTCTGCATATGAAGCCGGCGAACTCTGTTCGGTTTGCATTATGACCGTAGAATTATTTACCATCCTCACTCGTAGAAACGGGAGTAGATCGGCAAAGGCTAAAGGAACCAAAGCCGGCGAAATATAATCGTCAAGTAAGGCCGTCTCCGCCGCCGTTGCATCGGCATTGATAACGGCATCACCGATAGCATTATAGAGGGCCTGACCTAGTGCCGGGAGGATCCATCTTTGCTGCGCCGTCCGAATGTATGGGGCTATCAAGTTATCGTCTACAGAGCCGCCTAACGCGGTTTCAATTTTCACCTTTGAAGGCGATACGAATAATGCTAGGTTGCTCATGAGTTCGGGGTTTTTCTTGTAGTGAACGGGCCGCGTCCATCTAGAAATCCTCTATCCTTCATATCGCGCGGCAACTTGGCAACTTTAGGATCATTCTTTTCTAATGCCGGTAGGCCCGCCTCGCGTAGAATCTTCCGCGCTTTGTTAACGCTGATATTCTCGTTATTCTTTTTTAGGTATGTACGCCGCTCGAAAAAATGTTGGCACGATCCACCGCCTTTATAAAAGAAAATCGGGTATGTCGCGGAACCACTAGGCCCCCATCCGGGGTTGATAGATTGATCGGAGGCGGCTTCTAAATCGGATCGGCTAAATACCTTTCCTTTCTTACTTGCCGCTACCATCAATTCACAAAAAGCGCGGGATTCGTTCTTATATGATTCGCCTTTCTTTGGGCCTCGTGTATAGTTGCCACTCGTGCCGGTTATCTGAGGCATATAAGCGTATCGAACCTTAATTAGATCGCTATCATATTTTGAATCTTTCCTTCTTTTATCTCCCCCTTTAGGAAGTGAAACCGCGAATTTAAAGAGTTTATCTAATGGCTCTTCGTGTTCGTATTCAACCTTTCGAGAATCGATTAACTCGTAGCCTTCCGGCGCATCTTCGGCGCGGCCAATAATCCATTCTGCTACATCTCTCCCGGCTCCTTCTTTAGAGAGCATTGTACTAAACTCGGTAGCCGTTCCCGCAAATAAAGAGCGTGCATCCGCTTCGGCGATATTCAAGAACTGAACGAGGAAGAGAATAGCTTGCTCGCTTGTTAAGAAGCCCTCCTTTACCTTAATCATAATATCAAGGGCGGCAGAGATTTGCGCACCGTTATAACTTGCTTCCGCTTCGGCGGCGGTTTCTGCTACGTCCGGATTAACTAACGGATCAATAGCTATTGTCGGCTCATCCGTTTCGACTCGCTCCACTTCGATACCTTCTTTGGCTTGATCTTCCGGAGATAGAACCGCTACGGATTCTACGTCGATAAAGTCGGCCGGCTTGAGCGGGATAAAGTACAAGTCGAGATCAATCCCGTTAACGCTAAAGAGTTCGTCTAGGTGTTCTAATAGAAGCGTTTGGAATCCCGCTACTACAGTATTCGTAAAGAGCGAGTAGCTATCCTTAAGTTCGTCGGCGTTATTACCAAAGCCGGAACCATCGCCCCGGATTCCAAATAGAAGCGGGGAGGTAATTCTAGAACCGGCAAGGATTTTAGTAGTACACTCGGTCGAAAGAAATTGGTACATCCCATCGGCTCCGTTGGTATCGATAGCCGTTAGGGTTGGCTGATCGTCTGAAGACTCATTAAACGAAATAAGCACCCTGCCGGCATTGGTTGCCCCGGAGAACTTCTCGTTAATCTTCTGCTCTACTATTCGCCTCTCCTCATCTGTAGGGATTCCCGAATTCATACTTAAAAGCATGGACGGGAAGAGTCCGTTTTGAATGTTGTTTAGATGAAATGCGCTGATCTCTCTATCAAGTTGGATGTAATTAGTAGCCCCTACGTAATCCGGGAGGCCATAGTAAAATACTCCGGGGTGGTATCCCTTAATTTGAAATATTTGTGCGGCCTCTGTTCTATCTTCTGTATTAAAAGCGGGGTATGCTACCGGCTGATATTCGGCCTTCCTTACCATATCCCAACGCGGCGAAACGTAGTATGTAGAAACTACGCCATTACCATCTGCTAATCCACTTCGTACCGTTTGGGCGGGTACGTGTCGCATCTCGGCAATCTCCGTTCGTGCGCGGTTCCAAATTACAAACACGTAGCATTGGCCGTAGAGTTTGAGATCAAAACCAACCCGACGCAATAGGTCACGCTCTGAGCCTTTTAATAGGGCTTGTAATTTTATCCATTGCTCCCGCGTTTCTTCGTTCTTATTCCAATCGCTTGCCGCTAGTCCATCGCCTACAATCATCTCCGAAACGCCGTTAACGATTGCGCTTTGCAAAGAGGATCCTAAGTAGAGATCGCGGAGGTAATCGGGATATAGATTATCAAAACCGTAATCCACCCATTTCTTCCCCGGTTGTTCTATAAATAACGGGAGTTCGTGGCTAGGTAAATCGAACAACGAAAAGTCGTGTTGCTTGCTCATTCGGTGTAATAAGTATACCCCTCTACGGAGTCGGTATTGGATACATAGTTAGCCTCAGAAAAGGCTCCGTCTTGATCTTGTATGAAAGCGATCCCCGAATTTACAACCGTTAACCCCGATGGGTCTGAATTGTATTCAGTTGTTTGCGCGTAAATAGTATACCCGTAATAACCTTCGGGATACTTTGGGCCGCTTAGATCGTAAATAGGTGCAACCCCTTGAGCCTCGGCCGTTCCCGCTTTGAATCCAAAAGAAACCCAACGCGGTCGATAGGTTGTAATTGTTCCGGCATCCGAAGACGCTATAAGTAGCACCTCGTTCGTTGCGTTACTTCTTAACTCAAGTAAAAAAGAGGCGGCCGTAGAATTGAGATCGGTAAACTCTACCGATTGGGTTACGCCTACGGCGGTAGTCGTTTTATTTTTGCTTATTAGGAGCATCGCTTAAAGATAGAAAGAGGGCGTTTCCGTTCGACAAATGAAAAAGGGCCACCCATTACGGCGGCCCCCTTCATAAACCTAAACCACAAACAAAGAAAACAAAGTTTAAGCAACTCCTTGAGTAATAGTTATGTTATTCGGTGTAGTAATACCATCGAAAGGATATTTCGCAGTTCCAACTCCCGCCGTAGGCGCAAGAAGTAAAAACGAATCCGGCTCGATACCCGTTAGGGTTAAGTTAATCCCGGTTAACTCTGTTCGAGTTGCTCCGGTTTGAACTACTCCGGCGGTAACGTCCATGCCGTGGCGCAAGCCGCAAGCCCAAACGTTATCATTGTTATCTAAGGCAAACGCAAACAGTTGCCCTTGGGCCATTGCTTGGATTTGCGTAGCGTCTTTGATCTTTACTTGTTGTAAAGTAAACGCTAACACTTGCTCGAAACTCGTTGTACCTGTTGCGCTATCCGCTCCGATATTAACCGTTAGTCCGGAGAGATCCGGCCGTAAGTCATATTCGAAAACTACTGTAACTGGCAACTCCTTTACTTGATTTTGGGTAGCACTTTCCGCTGCTCCGTCCAGGGTAAAAGCGTAGTCTTCAATAAAGTTAGCAAGGTAGATTCGTTTGAGTCCACCGATTGCGTCTTTACATTCTACTAGCCTCCCCGCGTTAATGAGGCACGCCATGGATCAAGTAAAGTTAAAGCCTACTACACCATCGGTAGCAACTCCCGTTTGTACTCCGACCGCAAAGTCCATACTAACCTTAACGTTATCGCTTCCGTCGTACTTGTAAACGGGAATCAAGGCCGCCGCTTCTTCACCGCTATAGCTATTCGTACCGACTACCAAATTATCGGGGTATGTGAATACCATTACATCAACCGTGTTTGGAATGCCCGGCGTTGCGTAAACGGGATAACCCAAGTACGTAGCACCGTCCATAGATTGATTGAATCCGGGGCCGGTATTCTGTACTGCCATAGCTTGCAAATAGAAAGCGTAAGCCTCCATCGACAAATAGAAACCACATCCGGCTTTTCCTAGAATTCCCGGTACTGCTTGAGCCGCCGCAAATACTCCGGACATATGGCCTAAGATAGTTAGATCAGTCCAAGCCGCCGCCGCCGTGTCATGCTCGATAAAATCTTTACAAGCCGAGGCATCAATACCGGCCTCATTCACTACTCCGTTATTAGACAAAAAACCGAGAGGGAAAGTAGTCGTAGCCCCTTGCCATAGAAGATTCTCCAAAGAGGTTCCGGCTTGTGCGGCCGTAGCACCTAAAAGAAAGTCAGTCCATGTTACCGGGATATCTCCGTTACGTTGCATTCGACCTTGTGCCGCCATCCAAGTGGGGAACATAGTCTTTCTGCAAATAACTTCCTTCACCATCAATTGATTGACGGTTAGGATTTGCTCGGTTAAAGCGAGATCCGCTCCATCAGTTCCGGCGCAAGAAGCCGCTTGCAGAACATCGGAGAAGGCAATTCCCGAAATAACAGCGTTGCCTACTACGCCCTCGATAAGACGGACGCGGCCTTTGTTAATAGTCTCGGCCCCCAATACGGCGGCGGTGACATACGGCAAAGCGAGTTCGCCCGCGTATGTGTTTACTGAAGCATCGATATC